GATTAAGTTATCTGCTCAGATAGATAAATCGTTAGCAGCTAAGGTTAAAGAGCATAATGAGAAGATGAAGAAACGAGGCAAGCCGGAGTTGAGAGTTACTCAAGGAATGCTGCGTTCAGTTTGGCGTAGAGGGGCAGGCGCTTTTTCAGCAACTCACCGACCAAAAATGGGCAGACAGCAGTGGGCTATGGGCCGTGTTAATTCCTTTCTTCATCTAGTTTCTTCAGGTAAACCTAAAAATTCGAGGTACACAACTGACAACGATCTTCTTCCTAAGAAACACAAGAGAAGCACACGAAAGTAAAAAGTATATACAGGAAAGAGATTATTGTAAAAGTTCCTGTAGATACCTTTAATGTGTTGGTAGCATATTAATTGACTGGTGTTACTCATGTCAAAATGAGCCGCCTGTCATTATAGAACATGTTAACTATTTTTAAGGAGATTACACATGAGCTTTGATGAGAGTCGGCTCAACGAACTCAAAGGTGCTCTAAAAGCCAAAATGGCAGAGCAACAAGAGATCGCTGATTCGATTAAAATGGAAGGGGAAACCCTTGTAGTGGAAGACGGTCAAAAAGACGCTTTCCAAAAGAATATGTCAAGTATTCGTGAAATTAAAAGCTATATTCAAGATATCGAAACTCTTCGAGATGTTGAATCATGGTCAAGCGAAGCTGAATACAAATCAGTTGCAGCTGAAGTTGCAGCTGGTGTTGAAGCAGAAGTTAAGTCACACTTTGGTTCTGTAGGAGAAGCTTTTCTAGATTCACCAGAATTCAAATCCCTTCAGGGTGGAAAAAATGGTGCCAACATGGTTGCTCCGTTCCAAACAAAGAGCCTAGAGCAGAAAGATATCTACTCAGGTCTTCCTACTGGAACTCCGGGTCAATTTGGTGCGGTAGAACGTGATGGAATTGTTCCTATCGCTCAGCGTCGTAGTCGTGTGCGGGATCTTTTCCCAGCACGTAGCACAAACGCTGCAATCATTGAGTATTTCCGTCAAACAGGCTTTACAAACGCTGCTGACACTGTCGCAGAACGTTCTGGAAGCAATTTTGGTGCGAAACCTCATTCCACGATGACATTCAAAGGCGAGCAAGCTCCAGTTCGGACGATTGCTCACTGGGAAGCTGCACACCGTAACGTTCTTGCTGATGAACCGCAACTGCGATCAATCATTGACAACGAACTTCTTTATGGTCTGCGACTAACAGAAGATAACCAAATCCTTTCAGGTGCTGGTACTGGTGAAGACCTTACAGGTATTCTTAACACGACAGGCATTCAGACCTATTCATGGTCTGCTGGTGCAACAACTCCGGTTGCTGATACCAAAGCTGATGCTATCCGTCGTGCTGCAACACTATCATACCTTGCATACTATGAGCCAACTGGTATCATTGTTAACCCAAATGATTGGGAAGACATTGAACTTACCAAAAACTCTCAAGGTACCTACCTTCTTGCTATGTCAGTAGCAGGTGGCGCAGAATCTCAAATCTGGAGAATTCCAGTAATTGATACTCCTGCCATCGCTTCTGGTACTGCTTTGATTGGTGCTTTTGGAACTGGTGCTCAACTGTATGACCGAGAGGCTGCAACAATCCGAATTTCGGAGCAGCATTCAGACTTCTTCGTAAGGAACGCAATTGTGATCCTTGCTGAAGAAAGAATTGCTCTCGCTGTTAAGCGACCAGAGTCCTTCGTAAAAGTCACCTTCGATGCGGCTCCATCCTAAACCATAACGGTATAGGTTAGAGTTAAGTCTTAGCGACATAGCGAATTAAAAGTTAAGCCCCCGGCCCAAGTGGTCGGGGGCTTCTTGCTGTATAATAAGCATCATGGACTTTTTTGATGAGAAAGATTTGAATGTTTGGTCGGCGGATGATGTAAGAGTTCTATGTTCTATTGATGCAAAATATATACAAGGAATGCTAACATCGATCAAATACATAGTTTCTGAGAAGGGTAAGATAAAAGACTCTCCAGTGGACTTGTCTCTGCTGTTTCACTCAATTGCTAATGCTAGCAGTCAGCGGTATAGTTTTGACCAGACTGACATGCTACTTGCTACTGCTAGTGAATTCTGTTTGATTGACTATTATAAGAAAGGGCAGTCTATTGAAAAGCTTACCTTGCAAGACAATTCAGTTTTGTTTTTAGCTATACATAATGAAGCAGATTTTGCTTTAGACGCAGCAGTTTGCTTATCTAGTAATCAAGAGTCTATACTGGCTGATCCCCTGATCCGTCCGACGTTAGCATTGTTTGGTCATTGGGAATTTGCTGCAGTAGCCATCTTAGAAATCATGTTGACAAAAGAAAAATTGGTTGATACTATAAGTAACCTGATGATGTATACAACCGCAAAAGAGTTGTTGTTTAAAACAGAATTAGAGTATATTGATTTTATTCGCAAGATGTGCGAGATTGGATTAATGTCAACAAGTATTAGTAAAAATGGAAAAGCTTTTGTAAATATCAATCGTGAATCAGCGGGATTGTTTTTACTTTTCTCGGGTCGTTTAGATATGGCTCGAACAATTGCAGAGTTGTCAAAATAAATAGTAATCTCACGAGAATTTGACAGCTACTACAGGTAGGGTTAGCCTTAGAATACTAATACCCCAAAATTTGAAATTAACTATTTTCTAGTGTGCTTACACTTAGATGGCAGGAGAAAAATGCAAAGCCCCAAAGTTTTAATACCAGATTCCCATGCGCAATCTTACGCAGACCAAATGCCCCCTTGGGGTTTTAACGGGTTAGGTTATGTTACCTATAAACGAACGTATGCTAGACCTATTTTTATTGAAGGCACTGATCAGGTAGAGCGGACTGAAGAGTGGCATGAGACTGTTCAACGAGTTATTAATGGCGCTCAAAATATTGGAGCGCAACTAACTGAGGGTGAGATGCTTCGCTTGTTTGATTATCTTTTCAATCTAAAAGGGTGTGTTGCTGGGAGAATGCTTTGGCAGCTAGGGACTGACAACAACAAAAGACTTGGTGGGGATAGTTTGGTAAACTGCTGGTTTGTTGACATAAGTAAGCCTTCTGATTTTTCTTGGTCAGTTGAGAGACTTATGCTTGGTGGGGGCGTAGGGTTTTCATGTGACAGACCAGAAAGGCTAGGCGTTGTTCGTAGTGCTTGGGTTGAGCATTGTGATGAAAATGATGCTGACTATATTGTTCCTGACAAAAGAGAAGGCTGGGGAGAGGTCATACGAAAAGTGTTTGAGTGCTATTTGGGGGATGATGATTATCCTAAGAATATGAGTTATGCAACACATCTTATTCGGCCTGCAGGCGTTCCTATAAAAACATTTGGTGGTACTGCGTCTGGGCCTGATATTTTGATTTCAGGAATTGATAAAATTTGTAAAGTTTTAGATGGTGCTATTGGAAGGACCATGACGTCTGTGGAAGTCCTAGACTGCATGAACATCATAGGGTCTATTGTAGTTGCTGGAAATGTTAGGCGTAGTGCTGAGATAGCTGTTGGCAGAATTGATGATGAAGAATATTTGATGGCAAAGCGATGGGACTTAGGAAACATCCCTATTGAGCGTGCCATGTCAAACAATACTGTGTTTGTTTCTACAGAGCAGATGAAAGACATGCCGGAGGTCATTTGGGAAGGCTACAAAGGAAATGGGGAACCTTATGGTTTCTTTAATTTAGAAGCATCACAGATGTATGGCAGAATGGGTGAAGAGCGCCCTGACCCATCAATAGTTGGTGTTAATCCTTGCGCAGAGATTCCTTTGGCAAATAGGGAATCTTGCAACCTTTCAGAAGTGTACTTACCAATGATAGATTCAAAAGAAGAACTTATAGATCTGGTAAAATTACTGTATAAAGTTCAAAAGGCAACTGCGGCTTTACCTTACCTTGATTCTGCTTCGGATAAAATTACTTCTCAGAATATGCGCTTAGGGCTTGGTGTAACTGGAGTTGCACAAGCTATGGATAAAATTGGTTGGCTCGATGAAGCTTATGTCGAGCTTAGAAAGTTTGATGCGGAATGGTCTGATTATAGAGGTTGGCCAGAGTCTGTTAGGCTAACCACTATTAAGCCTTCAGGTACTTTAAGCCTGCTTCCCGGAGTAACACCCGGAATCCACCCCGGATTCAGCCAGTATTTTGTTAAAAGAATGAGAATGTCTTCATCAGATCTTTTGGTTAATTACTGTAAGAGCAAAGGTTACTATGTTGAGCCTTTAAGAAACTTTGATGGAACTGAGGACCATAGAACAGTTGTGGTAGAGTTTCCTTGTGCGTTTCCAGAGGGGACCATTTTAGCAAGTGATATGAGCGCTATTGCTCAGATGGACTTAGTTAGGACTCTTCAGAAAACATGGGCGGACAATGCTATTTCAGTAACAGTTTACTATAGGTTAGAAGAGCTTGACGGTATCAAAGCCTACTTAGCTGAGTATTGGAATGAGATGAAGTCAGTATCTTTCTTGCTTCATAGCGAGCATGGCTTTGATCAAGCTCCCATGGGAGAGTTAACTAAGGAAGATTATGAGGCAGTGCTCAGTACGACCACTCCTTTGGGTGATCGCCTTACTGGATCTACAATGATTTCTGATGATGATTTTGATATTGAGTGTGCTACAGGGGCTTGCCCAGTTAGGTAACTTTTTATTATAAACTTTAAAGTTTCA